GGTGAAAGAAACGTGGGTTTTCTGTGTTTCCAACACTGGGGTGTTTTCCGCAACGCCAAATTGCCGCATGATTTCGATATAACCTGGTATTAATGCACGGTTCGGGTCAAACCCCACGTATTTTTTCACGCAGTTTGACACGGTTGCTCCAACTAACCTATCGCCCCACCCTGCACACGGGTCCAACACACATGCCCCTTGGAAATATTCATAAATAGATTTGGCATACGTTGGCATAAACGTCGTTGCCAATTTGTATCCGTATTTTTTCGAGAGAATCCATTTCGCTTCGTTCGGGTCCGTATGAGCCATGATTTCTTCGCGAAGCCCACTGTCTCGGTCATACCAGATTTCCCAAAAACTACGCAGTGTAGTTACACGTGAGCCTTGCCTTAATTTAATACGTGTTTTTAATATTTCCTTCTCTTGAATGGCGCGCGTTAAATCACCTGGCTTGTCGTCATCGAGAGAATACACGATTTCATATTCACGGTTTCTGGTGGAATACGCGGGCACTTCCGTACGTAATCTCTCCACATATTGCGCAATATCAATAGCATCAAGCAGACGGGGAATGGATTGGATTGACATGATGGCGGTTCTTGATTATATTACTGCCACACGTATAAATCAGTTCAATTTTATGTGCCATAAATATAACATATGTATTTTCTACCCAAAAAAGTAATGAAACTAATGAAACGCGCCAACCGCCAAGCCACGTTTTTAGAAATGGAATTTATCATGAATATGTCAAAGGGCGCATTTTTAACGTATTTGCGGAATGGACATATACCCGTGTTTCCATTAAAACCCATCGACCAAGGTGCCACACCAAAACCAAGCGTGTTTTACAGTAAAAAGGACTGGCTTTACAACAATCGCCATTTGTTGGAATATTATAGTGTAGAGACCTTTGTGGAATTGGGGACGCACATTGATTTTATCTTTAGGGAAACGGGGCGAGCGGTCGACCTGGATATGTATTTTGACCAACTAAGTGATTTGGCGAAACTACTTGCGTGAGAGAAGAAGAACATTCCGCGTTTTTATTCGGTCTCTCGAATGTATTGTGTAAAATATAGAACAAAATGGAAAACATTATTCTGATTGCATGTATTATATCTGTAGTCTACTGTTTTTTCAAATTCGTGGAAATGAAATGGTTTGAAAAACCAAAAGACATGAAACCTCTCAAATACTTTGTGCGCGATGTCATTTTGGTGTTTTTAAGTGCACTCATTGGCACCTTTATTTACTTCAATATTTATGGGTCCGTCAGTGAGTTTGTGCATACCATTACGGATGCCAAAGTGATGGTGTCGGGTCCGGCGCCCGTGTTTACAGATGCACCTGGATTTTGAAGACAACATCTTCTCTCGAGACCTACACTTGATTCTTTGAATGAATCATCCAATCATTCAAAGAATATAGATAGACGTTACACATATACCGGTATTGTGTCAATATCTACGCCGACACCGTTTTGTTTAAAGACATCCACGCTCAATTTCGCGGCTTTCTTTGTATTCATTCGGAATTGGTCAAACAGGGGTGTGGTAAGTTGAGCTTGCGGCGTATGTTTGTGGACATTGCGCGCAATCATTTTGTATAATTTGAAACTCGGATATCTCTCCTCCCCATTTCTCTTGTACAACATGTTTTTCCCATTGTCGTCTTGGCACCATCGCCACACCGTTTCTTGGAACGCATCTCTAGGTTCTCGTTCGTCTTCAATCACAAAATCGTAGATGGAACATCCCAATCGACACAAATCGAAACTCGGGTTGGGGTCAATACGCGGTTTCGATTCATTCATAAAAGGTTCACAATTGTATTGTGTATGGGCATCGCCACCCGATGCGAAACTGTCACTACAGAATATTTTTCCTTGAAACCGATAAATGGCACGCCCGAAATCAATCAACTTGAATATTTTGCCATAGGTGGGCACTTTGTAATATTTCCCCGCATACTTGTAATACACGTATTCGATATCCGTGTTGATATACATGATATTGTTGGTGTGTAAATCGTTGTGGGTAAATTGGAAGGCTTTCTGGTACATAATCAGTGCCATAATCACTTGCATCAAGTAGGCAGCACCTTTCGCTTGGTCAATTTCGTCTTTCACAAAGAGCTCGTCTAGGGTACCGTCGCATTTTTCCAACACAATCATTTGCATCGGGAAATCCTTGATGTAGGCATATACCTCGGATTCGTAGGAGGATTCTGTATCCGATGCAGTCTCGTAATCTTCCTCGTCGTCCGACAGACTATTGTCGCCGTCTTCCCCCGAACTATAATTCAAATCGTTGCTGTCGAGAGAAGAAGATGCGGTTGAACAAGACCGTTTGCTATCGGTTCCACCTACCACGTTAGTTGATTTTTCATACACCACTTCATGAGCGAAGTCCGCCGATTCGTGTGGAGATGCGAGTTCGGTCAATTCCGTCTCTTGCAAATCGATGGGTTCTGCGTCGAGAGACACATTCCGGCTTCCAATATGTATTTTTTGTTTGTTTGCGCGTGAGCCAACATTGGCAAACTCGTCCAGTCTACCTGCGGATTCACTCACGGAAAAATGTTTGCCTAAATTCGCAAGGAACTTATCGGAAGAATAGAGGTATTCCAAATCGTCGGTAATGGTGGTTTTAAACCGGCGTTGTACACCCAAATGCGAACCGTAGAATTCGATACCGTGAAACATGTTGTGGTGGTTCAGCATTTGACACGATAAGAAGGAAAAAAATGCGTCGATGTAAGAGACGTTGTGAGTAGACGACAATTTAGGGAAACAATGGTCCCTGTTATGGATTGTAGGCAAACACCGAATGGCGGGGTTCTCTAAATCGTATTTGCCAATCATGTAGAAAATGGGGTCCAATAGAGGCGAGTATTTCACATGATATCCGCGTGAATGCAAAATGTCGGCAACGCCACTACTCTCGAAATGATGTTTGTGATTCAAAGCAATGGTGTTATAATTGCTATCATTCAACTCGAAAAATTCCGAATATATCGGATTGTAGTTTTGGAAGTGTTCGATGGCAAATGGATTGTATTCGTGTTTTTCATCTTCTTCGCTCGGATACACATATTCTTTCGCTAAAGTATGAATGTCGAGTGGTTTGATTTTTTTGTAATGGACAGTAAATGGACTAGATGTAGATGTAGATGTAGATGTAGACACAGACACGGACATGATGTGATTGTATATTTAGGCATAAGCAAATAAACCCTTTGTTTGAACGGACGCGGGAATTTTGGAGAGAGATTAATATACCTGTAGAATAAACATGAATCTCGATTTGAAAAAATTCGATATGCGTTCGATTGTGTTTGACCCGAACGAAAACAAAGGTCCAGTGATTGTCTTAATTGGACGGCGAGATACAGGTAAATCCTATTTAGTGAGAGACCTCTTGTATCATCACCAGGATGTTCCTGTGGGCATGGTCATTTCCGGGACAGAAGCCGGTAATGGATTCTACGCTGCGCATGTACCGAAACTGTTTATCCACGAAGAATACAACACCGTATTGATTGAAAAAATCCTGCGGCGACAAAAAGCCGTGTTGAAACAAGTAAACAAAGAGAAGGAAATGTACAAACGGTCCACCACCGACCCACGCACCTTTGTCATTCTAGATGACTGCCTCTATGACCAAAGCTGGACACGCGATAAAATGATGCGGCTCCTTTTCATGAATGGGAGACATTGGAAGGTCATGTTGATCATAACTATGCAATACCCACTCGGAATACCTCCGAATTTGCGCACCAACATAGACTATGTTTTTATCTTGCGCGAACCATATATGACAAATCGGAAGCGTATTTGGGAGAATTATGCGTCCATGTTTCCCACACTGGAATTATTCAGCTCGGTCATGGACCAGACTACGGAGAATTATGAGTGTTTGGTCATCAACAACAATGCAAAAACGAGCAAAATCAGCGACCAGATATTCTGGTATAAGGCGGAAAATCGCCCGGATTTCAAATTAGGCAGCAAAGAATTCTGGGAAAAATCAAAAGAATTGTGTAGCGATGATGAGGAAGAGTTTGACCCTACCAAAACGAAAAAACGGGGACAAGGGGCGTCGATTACGGTGAAAAAAAGCAAATGGTGAGGGCGTGAAAGGGTGTAGCGTAATGGGGGTCATTTGGTTAACTAAATGTCGATAAAATGATATAAAGACGTGACAAAGGGTATCATTATAATCGCAAGATACCCTTTATCGTCATGGTTTCTACCAAAGAATTTGAACATGCCATAGCAAAATCGGTTACTGAAAAGTACACGTGTCGTGTAATCTTGCAAGAAATCATTCCATATGCACTGTTTTGTGCAAAAGACATCACCGCTTCGTTGGGGCAGTCACGTGCGGTATCTCATGGTCACCGATTGGACGATACTCAAAAACAATACATAACGATCGATACGAACGGTGGAAAACAAAAACAATTGTTTATTACTTATTCTGGGTTGGCACATATTATTCGGCTAAGTAGATCGCCTATAGCGATCGATTTTGCAAAAGTAATCGGGTTAGATGTAATCACAAAGCATTATGCATCCATCGAATCGGACACAATTAAGTGTATTATGGAAACATTCAAACACCATACTATGAAACGTCAGTACGCAGTAGATCGATATTTGATCGATTTATATTTTGTAGATGCGAAATTGGCAATTGAATGTGATGAACGTCCACACCTGAAAAAAGCGCACCAAATGGACGATGAGATTCGACAAGCTTATATTGAATCAAAACTGGGGTGCACATTTATAAGATACTCTCCTCAACGTAGTGACTTCAGTATTTTTTCTGTGTTAAACGAAATTTCAAATAAATTGTCTGGCTACACTGAACAAATTCGTCAACGAACATTATTACAAGAACAAATTCGAGCACACGATTCAAATATGGTAGGAACATTGTGGAATTCGTACTGCATTTGTATTTTTCGGACAGATATTACATCAGAGTCAACTCAATATATCATTGAGTTTTGCGATGCATTACGAGAGTCATATGAAAGCATACGTACGAAATACCCTTTATGTAGATTAGAATACATTACCAAATACAACGGCGATATACGTATGAAATACATTATCGAAGGTATGCTTGAGCCATTAAAAAGCCAAGATGTATATGACATGTCATTAACCGAATCTATATGTATTGTCGAACACATTAAATCTATATGTGACCTCCTAAACGACCCGTGTCATTCGAGTATAACGACAAAAATGTCCAAAATATGTGAGTATACAGAACTTATTATAAATGACGAACCGATACAGAAAAACACATGTGACACATTCACCCAAACGGATATGTTGGGCGAAGAACTCGCGTCCGTCCCACAGAGTCCATGGAAAGACCGGTTCGACCAATTCATTGACACCCATTGTATTCTCCACGACCATGCCGAAGTGAACGCAAAAGACATTGTCGGTCTTCAGCGATTGGTGGCGAGAGAAGCAAAACAAGAAATCACCGCCGCATTCACCGATTACTTGAAACGCAGATTCAAGTACGAACGGCTTCGCGTACAACACACAGATAAAGTGGTCATGGGATATCATGGGGTTGCACTGAAACCGATCACTTATCAACGGACCAATCCAACATCCACACTGGAGACATTTGTGTTTGATAAATGTGTGTTTCGCCCAGGCGGAACGGCGCTTATTCGAGAGATGGCTGCCGAATACAAGGAATGGAAACGACACATGGAACTTCCATCGACAGATTCCGACGAATCGGAACTGAAAACCTATCTGAAACAGTGTCCCTATGTATTGTTTGAAACCGTATGGACCCAGCAAGGAAACGGACAGGGATTCTACGGCATTGCGCTGAAACGCGACGAACGGACTTCGCGCATCTCTTCTACTGCGTCCAAAATCGAAAAACGGGATTCCGGAGGTAACGTGTTGTCGAAATATGTATCGATTGTAAAAGCCGCAGAAGAAGAAGGCATGTCTGCCGCAAAAATGAGTCGGTGCGTAAAGAATCGTGTCATGTTTCAAACGCCGGGTGGCGACTATTACTACACCAAAATATGATGTTGCGCGAAATTACGCAAAATCATACCTTATCCTAGATGTTTAGTCATATACGCTGTCCATATTCGTTTTTAACGAATATGTTCAGACGTTATGCCTCCGCGGCTTTGGCATTCTCAATCGCGGCTTTCAACTGCTCGGCATGCACACTGGTGGTATCGTTCGCAGCCGCCTCTCTTTCTTCGAAATCCACCGTGTCTCTTACGCCCACCAAATTACCCTGCTCGTCAATCGTCTGGGTCAACACATTACCACTCTTCTTTGCCAACTCAATGTTCTCCTCAATCGCCTTCTTTCGGCTCTCCTTGATTCGGTTCTCAAACTCACGTTTCGCACGCTCTTCGTTTTTCATCTTCTCTTGGTGTAGTTGGTTCAACTCTTCTTCCATAAACTCAACGCGACCTGTCTTGTAGGCATCCGGATCCCAGGGAATCCACATACCCACTGGACCCACGAAAATATCATGGTTGGGATCGATCTCCCTTAACTTCTTGCATCGAAGCTCCGCTTCCTCTTGGGTCGAAAACACACCCCTCAATTTTAATCCACGAACCGATGTCTGGAACGCATGTTCTCTCGAAAATTGCGTGTTTAATTGGTCACCGTGTTTGTCGATGAACGTTTTGTAATCGTCTTCCACCGAATCCGCCTTCAACTTGGAGTCCTCTTCTTTCACAAATTCATTAAAATCCGTACTAAGTTGCTCAATCTTTAAATTGTACTTGTATGCCACAAAATTCAAGAAATCGAAATATTTAGACATCGATTTGGTGAAATCCCACTGTTTGATAAACTGGTCAAACAAATACAATTCACGCTTTTTCAATATGTTTTCGGGAGAGATAAATGACATGCACGCGAATTTTTGCCCGGCGATGGGAACATCTTCGTCACACAAGTCCACATATTTAGGGTTCGCTTTTCCGTTGGGAAGGGTCTTTCTCTCAAAGGTAGTCATGGTTACTATAGGAGTGTTTGAGGAAGAACCGTTTAAGTCGATTTAGGAAGGGATATCTTTATGTATACCATTCGAATGTTGCTTAGTGGAGGAATTCCTATTGGCATGAACAAAATCCTCGTTGTGCGAGAGGGGGGGGGTACCCCCCCCAACCATCATTTAGCGTATACGATATTTTGTTTTCTATATTATATACTCAAATGAGCGGTTTCGATTTTGGAGAATTGGTCAAGAGAGCCATCAAGTACATCATCGAGGGTTTGGTTGTTGCCATTGCTGCATATGCTATCCCAAAACACAACAAGTTGAATACCGAAGAAATTGTCATCATTGCATTGACCGCCGCCGCCACCTTTAGTGTGTTGGATGTGTTTGTCCCTGCCATGGGTTCATCTGCCAGAAATGGTGCTGGTCTCGGCATCGGCTTGAACTTGGTACGATTCCCCGGAGGCTTCTAATGCAATGGCTGCATTATTCATATAGTCACTACATCATGTATCCGAAATATGATGTAGTAGTTGGCATCGCATCGGGCGGTCTCTCACGAGAATAGTTCGTTGTTGACTGTCTTTGGAATTACTGGATAGTATATAAAACATGAATGATTTAGGGAAAACAATTGAACTTCAAAGTAGACCTATCGATTTGGATACACGGTCCATTCAAAAAATGATGTTTGTCATGAATGCTTTGGAAAAAGGATGGTCCGTCAAAAAAAGAGAAGGTGCGTTTGTTTTTTCGAAAAAACACGAAGGCAAACGCGAAGTGTTCATGGATAATTATTTGGAAAATTTCGTCAAATCCAATTTTGAGATCGGTCAACCGGGGTCCAAAAATTGAACGCCCAGTTTGGGTTTGAACCCCGTATACCTCCATAAACTGTTCGGATACTAGTTATCATGGATCCCAACAGTACTCTTCTTATCGTCCAAGTCGACGAGTTTCCTGGATATTTCATATCCAATACAGGCGTGTTGCGAAATGCAAAGGGGCAGGCATTGAAGCTACGCGAAAATCGATATGGACATTTACGTACGAACTTGTATAGAGAAGTCGATGGGAAACGGAAACTATTCACTGTATCAGTTCACCGTCTTGTAGCACAGGCGTTCGTACCAAACCCAGATTCCCTTCCCGTAGTCGATCATATCGATCGCAACAAACATAATAATCACGTGTCGAATTTGAGGTGGGCGACGGTAAGTGAAAATACACTCAATAGTGGGTTGAGTACGCGAAACGCAAGCGGCTTCAAGTGCATCAGTTTTATTCGTTCGCGGAACAAATTTCAATTAATGATGACAATCAACGGAAAAAACACGTTTCTTGGGTATTTTGATACGACAGAAGACGCAGTCCGCCGATGGAATGAACTGGCTCCTACCCACTACAAGGAATTCCAACCCATTGGCGTCAACCAAATTGCGTGATTATTTCGGTGAAATTCGGTGTAGGTTTTGCACAAATCGAATCCGTCCTCTTAGATAGATATATTTTTTTAATAATATTGCGGACTTTTTTCGCGATGGAGGTATTTATGTCCATTTGGCGGTTTTCTGCCAAAATAATATGTTTAGGAATAATATACTTATTGAACAGAGATGGGTGGAGCCCTTATGCAACTAGTCGCCTACGGCGCACAAGACGTGTTCCTTACTGGAACCCCCGAGATTACTTTCTGGAAGGTATCATACCGCAGACACACTAACTTTGCCATGGAATCCATTGAACAAACTTTTAGCGGACAAGCCGATTTCGGTCGCCGTGTTACCTGCACCATCAGTCGCAACGGTGATATGGCTTTCCGCACCTACTTGCAGGTCACTTTGCCCGAAATCAACAACTCCTTGAGCCCCTATGCTCGTTGGTTGGATTTCCCCGGCGAACAGTTGATTGCCCAGGTTGAAGTTGAGATTGGTGGTCAGAGAATCGACCGTCAATATGGTGACTGGATGCACATCTGGAACCAGCTTACCTTGACCTCGGAACAGCAGAAGGGTTACTTCAAGATGATTGGTCACACTACCCAGTTGACCTACATCACTGACCCTACTTTCGCTGATGTCAACGGTCCCTGCGCTTCCACTGGCGGTCCTTCCCAGGTTTGCGCTCCCCGCAAGACCCTTCCTGAGACCACTCTCTACATTCCTCTCTTGTTCTGGTTTTGCCGCAACCCCGGTTTGGCATTGCCTCTTATCGCCTTAAAATCTGTAGGGCAGAAAAGTATCCAACCTAAAGTATCCGAGCAATGCTTTAGGGAAAATTTGTTGTGGTCTCGGGATGAAACCATGTTTCATCAGCCCCAGATGCTAGTCGCATGTTGCTAAGCAGGGAACCTAAGGTCATCAGAACTCATTATGATTTCCAGACCCTGCGACCCCTCCTCTAATGAAGAAGGAATAGTACATGCGGCAACATATCCAAATTGCTGGAACCCCTTAAAGGTTGAAAATAAATATTTAGAGTTAAACGGATTTAAACACAGTGCAATTAATGGTAGTATAAACATGTCAAAAGTTTGCAGTAAATGTAAATTAGCACAGCCAATCGAATTATTTGGCAAGCTTAAATCGTCTTCTGATGGATTAAGGTATGATTGTAAAATATGTAGAAAAGAGTATCGCGAACAAAACAAAGATCATATAACATTAAAGTTGCGAGAGTATTACAGCAATAACAAATCGACTCAATTAATCAAAAACAAAGAGTATCGATTATTGCACGCAGATAATATTAAACGTCAACGGAAGGAATACAGAAATCGCGAAGAAATCAAAGCTCATATAAAACATAAACAACAAGAATACTTGCCTATCCGAAAAGAAAAAATTAAACTAAGACGACAAACTGATCTAAATTTTAAAATATCAGAAGTTCTGCGAAGCAAAATTCATAAATTCTTAAAAAACCAACCAACATCTTTTATTCAGTTAATTGAATGTGATTTGGATTTTTTTAAAAAATGGGTTGAGTTTAGATTCGAAGAATCAATGAATTGGGAAAACTTTGGATCGGTATGGCAGCTTGATCATATAATTCCATTAACTGCATTTGACATGGGTAATGATTCAAATAAACGTGTATGTTTTCATTGGACGAACTTTCAGCCTTTGTTCTCTAATGAAAATCGTACTAAGTCAAATAATATTCAATTACACTACTATTTTAATAACA